AAAGTTGTCAAGACGAGCCGACATGGATGCTGAAGCTGCGAAAATGTCCCAGGGGATGGAATAAGTCGCGAGCTTGTCGAGAAACACATTTGACGTGGTCCAAATCGGACTCTCGATCAACTGTGGTTTGGCAAAGAAGTCGAGAATGGACTGATTGGACAACGTCATGTTGCGGTTGGACATTTCGATGGTTGCATTGGCCGTTGGGAGAACTGAACCGCGAACAGCTGTCCCACCATCTGCAAAGACGGTTGAATTTTGAGTCATCTGCTCATCGTTGGGGGCACGAGAAACAGGGATGGTGTGAGTAGGGGCATAGACATCACCATCATTTGACGGGTTGGTGCTGACCTTTGTTACGTCAGCAGTGAGCGTATTTGTTGAAGGGGCGGAATTCATGACAAATCATACGTGCACAAGTTTTGTCAAAGCAAGCGCACGTCCGTAATTACACGCAGTAAGGAAACGGAAAAACCTTTTTAGACATGCTGCATATGATCATTACACCAGTGGGATTCCAGTCCACATGATGATCAGTGGTGAGCAGGAGCCATATTGCGCTGGGAGGCCAGCCCTACTTTCAGGTAGCGCAAGGCGCCCGGCGTCTAGGCGCGCAAAAAATGCGCGCGCACCTAGAAGACGAGCGGAATACGGAGGGCAGCCGACTGAGCTTCGGCGTAAGGTAAGTACTGGAGCGGCTCCGAGTACTTAAGGTCCCAAGCTTTTATGATCTCAGGAACATAGCGATCATAGATGGCCGATTCATGGAGACTTAACTCATAGATTGCGGTCATAACGGCTTGACGGTACTCACCTTCTTCGGATCCTTTTGAGACCCAATGAAGAGTTTTCCCGATTGATTTAAGTGACAAAGGGGCAAGCCACATCTCCTTGACAGGATCGAACCTGAACGCTCGTTTCAAAAACTCAATGTCAGAGATCTTAACATAGGGTTCGGTCACGGCGGCCTTTTGACTCGTAGTATAAAGGCAACCAAGTCCTTCCAAAAAATCACGGAATGAGACGGCGTTAAAGCGAGGTTCTTTCGACCCGACGACATGGTCGTCGCCAAGTTCGATGAACCTGACAAGTCTGTCAAGTTTGT